TATTGGTGACATGGTTAGTACCAAGTGCCATGTTAAATTCTCCTTAACACTATTTGACACGACCCTCTTGATATGCTTGCATAATCTCATCACTGAGTGCTTGATACCGCTTAGGGTCTGTTTGCATAAGTTTAATAATATCAGCACGTCGATAGATTTTACGACTCGGAGATTCACCTGAACCTTTAGCGTTACCAGTTGAGGCAGATTTTAACTGACGTTTACGATCTGTCTCTTGCATCTGAGCAGTTTCTTTTACAATGTTCTGACGTTCTTTCCACGATGTGAGAAGTTCATCAGCCGCATCAAAATCAAACTTCTGATCTGCGCGTTGGTAAAGCTCTGTACGAACTTTTGATTTAGTTACCCATTCCCCAAACTTGTCATCTTTAATAATCTGTTGAAAATCAGGATGAGAAGATTGTAATTTGTTGAGGATCTCCTGTTGCTTCATTGAGCGAGTAAGTTCTTCAACTTCTTTTAATTTAGGATGTGTAGCAAATTTTTGTTCAATATACTTGTCAGGATCATCAAAGATGTCAATATCTTCGACAGTTTCTTGTTGTGGGCTTTTGGCTTCTATTTGAGTCTTAACGAAATCATCAACTAATTTTCGGAGTTCTCCGACTTCTGAAGATTGCTTGCCTAAAAGTTTTTCAGCTTCTTGATGCATCCGAACAACATCTTTGATATCCTTACCTTGATATTTTTCAGGAATGTTATCTTCAGCCTCTTGTATTTCTTCAGGCTCTGCAGGTTGCGCCTCTTCAGGCATCTGCTCTTCATCTTCAATTGGGGAGTATTCTTCGCCTTCTTCTAGTTCTTCGGGACTCGTATCTAAAAAACGTGCCATATTTTTAAACTCCGCGCCGTAGCGTTATGGAAGTGATTATTTATGTGCGGCTCTCTCGTGATCCTTAGCCCACTTATCGTCAGCATCGGGCCATCCAACGCCTTTGAAATGTGAGGATACACTTGAGATTATCCGTACTGCTGTGTGACCACACTCGTAACAGGTTGCTAATGTTTCATCAGCTTCTACCCATTGCTCTTCTACGTGACCACATTGTGTGCATTTAAAATCATATCGCCTAAGCATTATCAGACTCCATGTCAAATGCATTTTTTATTCCAGTTTCAAATCTAACAATACTTAAAAAAGCAGAGCGTTGACCTTGTAACCAAAATAATTCTTTTTCACTCTTAATGTCTTCAATCTGTTGACTGTCAAGAGTTGCTTCAGCTTCTTCTACAAATTGTTTCCAACCCGGATGTAAAAACAAGTCAAGATAATGTTCATAATACTTTTGCTCGTCAGGACTCAAATGAGTTTCTCCCTTATTGATATGCAAATATTATACCATAAAATTACTCATTTGTCAAGTCTTTTGTTTGACTTTTTGTATTCCTTGTGGTAGCCTTTGTATTTTCAAGGAGAGTAATTCTTTCATCGAACTTTTGAAGAATGGCATTCACTTGTTTGAGAATGTTATCCACATCTTGTTTAGTTACCATTTGATGTCCTCATTTGTTGTTCTACAATTTCTTCTTTACTTGCAATCTCTCGCTCTTTTAATACAAGCTCTGCAAGTTTAGCTCTACGGTTAAATTCTTTATCATCTTCACTTTCACCTAAATTACGGGCAATTGCTTCAAGACGTTTTGTTTCTGCTTCTTGCGGTAAGAGTTGCGTTTCAACCGTATTCTGCTCAACACGAGACATAATCTCTGCTGTTTGTGCTTGGATATTTTTAATAGTCTCTGTCTTTTGAGCCATGTCCATTTCAAGCTGTTGCTGTTGTAATGCTTGCATTTGTGGATCAGGAGTATTTGCTTCGCGTAGTTTTTGGATAACCTCTTCACGATTAGACAAATTCATGTTATCTACAATAGACTCAATTAACATTGGATACATTGGAGATTCTGGTGACATAGTTTGTAGTAACTGTACTAATTGAGTTACTTCGTATTCACGAGCAATAATACCTAATGATGAAGTTGTAATAAATTTAAAATCTTTGACAGGATAATTATCAGGATCAAACTGCATGTAACGGTGTGCAACTTTTGCAACCATAGGTAACAAGAATGATTCTTGGAAGTTAATCAATGTACGTTTGTGACGTTTAATAATAGCCCCAAGTGACATTGAAATTCCTGCGGCTGTAGAGTCGCCATTGATACTTCCCGGTATTCCTGCCGCATCAATTGCACCTGTAGCCATTTGCACCATTTGCTGTAATGATGCTGATTGATTAAAGGTGTTAGGATCAAGCTGACCAAAGTTAAATGGTTGTAGGATCTCTGCAGGATTACCATTAGTTAATATTGCTTTACCCGGACGCACTTCTAGTTTAGCACCACGAGGGAGCCTAGAAGCGTCTACAGCCATCATTGGATGCACAGTCAATGCCAAGGCATCAATACGTGCGCCTAGTTCTGTGTCAAGGGCTTTTTGTGCGTTGTAACCTTTTTCGCAAACACCACGACCCCAGAACCGTCCCGGCACAACATCCCAAGGAAATGCAACAATTGGGCGATCTTGCATCATGTATGGGTTTGGTTCTGCTTTTAGCAATGTACCGTTGTTAGCAATGACAACAATTGCTTCGACATACTCACTGTCAGTTTCAAGATCTTCGTCTTCTAACAAATCTGCAGGAACTAAACCATAGTATTTAGTTAATCGTATTTTGTCTTCAAAGTGTACGGTTAAGTCTTGGTCTGGTTCAAGGTCACTATCAGGAGGCGCAGTTCCTACTTCAGTATCATTATAAATACCTTGCTCTTGTAATATTTTAACTTGGTGGTAAGGAACAAACTCATCAATTGCAACACCTAACGCTTCTTTTACATTAGTTGCAACCGGATCAATCAAAAAGTTTTGGGGCATGACAGGACGCAAGGAGAACACTGTGCGTGTTTTTTCCATTACACCAACAGCTTGCATATCTCCTTCCATGATTGGTTGTGTTGCAGGAATAAACTCTTTAACTTCTTCCGCAACAATTTCTCCAATCCCTGTACCAAACACAGCAGAGTTAATTAAACATTCAGCAATTTGTTTACGAACCCCAACAAACTTAAAGTCTTCGTCTAGTTTATTACGGATGTACTGAATGTCTCCTTGGTTTGGATCAGTCATGTCATCTTTAATATCAAAGAAACGACCACGGCCAAACGTAGCCTCTTCGACTTCTGCGACACTAGACTCAACAGCTTGTTGTAATGCAGGAGAAATAATACGAGATCGTTCAGATGCTCGCATACTATCTTCTTCTGCCCAAACACCACGCCATAATCTATAATATTCGTCAAACTTTTCTTGATAGTTGGCTTCATAATGATCACGCCAAGTATTACATTTCTGCATTACCCAGTTTTCAAGTGATCCTTCTTTTGTAAAATCCTGTTCGTAATCCATGTTAATATCCTGCTACGGTATCTAAAACTTCAAAATCATCTTCTTCGTAGTCGTAGTAGTAGACTACTTTAGCAAGTTGGTCAATGTAAGCGAGGGCATCAACCAAGTCATCGTGTACTAATGCATTAGGGAACTGAAAGAGTTCATCAAGGAAGTTTGCATTCCATTCGCCTTTATTCAATGTTATTTGCTTATGTTCAAAACGGCCTTGAAGTCCCCAGATAATACGATCAATCTTTTTCTTGTTACCGTGTGTAAGTTCTTCAACACGAAAGAAACGCTGACTCGATTTCATAATATCAGTTAGGTATGGAAGCACAGCATTTTTCAATGCACCTTTTTCAATACCTACTGCAATTGGTTTATAATGGTTAACAGCATCAAAGATTTTCTTTGCTGTCTTTTTAATATCCCAACGTCCGTGAATAATATCAGCAACCCACCAACCATCTTCATTAACTTTTACAACAGCAATAGCGGTTTGGTCTAACTTTTTAGTTTTTGCTTTAGTAGCTGATTCAATATTAGCGAAACCTGCAAGGTCAACTGCAATATAATAATCCCCATGCTCAGGCTCTTCATCATCAAACTGTACCCAGTCTTCTTTAAAGATTTCTGAACCACTAGCTTCAAAGCTTGCAAGGAATTCCTGTCTGAACGCATAGCTCGACATGGATTTTTTAGCTGTATCAATTTCGTTTGGATCGAGTAACGGGTTGTCATAAGATGTGAAATGCCACGCTTTATATGACTCGTCATCCTCTAACTCCGCATACTGATACAACTCATAAAAGTGATTACGACCCATCGGTGTACCAATAAACATGGCTTCACCCTTCTGGTCAGCAAGCGCAGGACGTAGAATCTGTTCCCATACACTAGGC